GGCTTGTGTTGAATGTCATAAGCGAAACATTGATAACCAGCCTCTGCCCATGGACGCAAAGCTTCACCCGTATAATCGTATAGTGAAATAACTTGGTTTCTCATTTAAAAGCCCTCTCATTATCATCAAGCAATTGTTTAAAACGATCCTCAAGATCTGGATGTATCTCCAATGTCCATGAACCACCGCATTTATGCAAACTGTTGGCAACGACAATTCCTACATCCGTAAAAATATCTTCGCTCTTGTAGTCGAAAGTCTTCAGTTCTCTTGTAAGAAGATCATCAACCTTGCGATCTGTTTCAGAATAATCTGGATCATTCTCCCGATCAGGATGTGCATTGTAATAAGGAGATATGGGCAAAGACACCCTGACCTTCTTTATCCTGTAATCTTCTGGATGATAAGAGCAGAGGTTGATCACAAGTTCGTCAATGGAATCTTGAGCTTCCGCCCTCGTGTCATAAACATCGACCTCCTGATCCTTCAATAAATCCCAGCCGTATGAAAAGTTGTGTTCGATTACATATTTATTGGTCACTGTATTTCTCCCAAAGTTGTGTTAGATTGCATATTTATGGTCCATGTATTTGAACCAAGCTTTGTCCTTCATGTCTTCAAGTACATTGACCATGTCTGTAGAACCAAATTTTCTGAACCAAAGACCATCAAAATCTACTTCCTCACTTCTGATGGTGGTGGAAAGTTCAATCTCGGGGTCTTCGTCAGGCTCTCCAGCGAACTCGGTTGTCTGAGCCATTCCCTTCATGCCCTCAATAACTTTTGCCTCAACCAGAACAACCTGTCCTGACGGAAACTCGTATTCAAAATCAAATGTCATGTTCTTGTTCCTCTGTGCTTTTTCAAATTTGCTTTTTCAAATGGGTAATATTGACACGTTCTAATAAGCCTTTCTTTTCTGTTTTTATAATAAACCTCATTATAAATTTGCCTTTGAGCTTTTTTAACTAGCTTCAACATATCATTAAATTCATTTGCAACACCTACGTCTATGTACTCGCCTTCAGCATTACATCTTTGAACAGTGTATTTGTTAGTGATTCCTTCGGCTTTGATACCTTCATCATCAAGATCAAAAAAGAATATTTGAATATTCCCTTTTTTGTTGGTGTATGAGGGTGCAACGTCATGGCGGTATGTTGAATTTTTAAAGCCTAGCTCTTGTAACTTATCAACGTCACAATTCATATTGTAGCTATCGTTATCGTTAAATTTTACTTTTGATTGTTTCATTGTATTATCTCCGTAGTTGTTGACGACTTGTTGTGTACTTATTTCGTAGGTTAACTCAGCTAGATTTTAATGTCAAGAATATATTACCACTGACCATGGTACACGGTTCATGGTTGCCCCGGAGAATGTGGTGTTCGTTGCGTTCGTCTCTATATACAGTCAATTTGAAAAAAAGTTTTTAAAAAGTAAATTTTTTATCAAAAAAAGTGTAAAAGTGTAACCAGTACCTAAAAACAGTACTTAACTTATTGAAATATATAAATACTACTCGTTACACTACTCGTTACACTTCGTTACAAAACAGTATGTTTCGTTACACTTTTACTATCGTTTTCTTACCGTAGTCAGATCTCATCTTGAAGAGATTGCTTTTATAATCTGAAATTAGTGGTATATAGAGGGCATGAAAAAACGAATCGATACTAAAGCCGAAGAGATCGAAGAAGCTCATGGACGAAAGCTAACGAACAGACAAAAAGAGTTTGCTAAACATTATGTAGATGGAGTTAATTCCAATGCAGGTTGTGCTAAGTTAGCAGGTTATTCAAACAGAGATGGTAACGCTCGTATACAAGCGCATAAACTTTTAGATGCCAGCTTGTTTCCTCATGTTGCAGAATATATAGCTGAGTTGAGAGAGGATAGAGAAAAGCGTTACGGTGTTACTCTCATGGGTCAGCTTAAACGATTAAGAGAACTATCCATGAATGCGGAAGAAGCTGGACAGTTCTCGGCGGCGATCAATGCTGAGAAAACCAGATCAGCTTTAGGTGGTCTTACTACCGATAGAAGAGAAACAAATCACTATCACGCTATTGAAAACATGGACCGTCAGGAGATAGAATCTAGACTTAAGGAACTTCGAAAGTCCCACCCACATGCTTTCGTGGATGCAGAATATGAGGTCTTAAATGAGTCAGAAACCAGAGACACTTCTTTGGAACAGAATAAAGTCAAAGATACCTCCAAGTTGGAACATCACACGGATTGAAAATCGTTATGGTGGAGGAGTTCCAGACGTTCATATATGCGCGGAAGCTATTCCCTTTTGGATTGAACTTAAAATAACTAAAACTAACGCAATAAATATATCTGCTCATCAAATTGCTTGGAATTACGCCTATTGTAAATCTGGAGGTGTAAGTTTTTACTTAGTACACCCCCTCTCTTCCCCCCACCTATATTTGTTTGACGGGCTCCATGGTCGGGAGTTGATGAAGTCGGGACTTCGAGGAGTGGACCTTGGTTCGGGGTCGGGTGTTAAGCCATTGTGGTCGGGGGACAGTGAGTCGGGGTTGGTGGTCGGGATGTTAGAGGTTGCCAGAGGTCGGGTCGGGGATCGGGTTGAAGGTCGGGTCGGGTCTGGTTTGGATCCTTGGCCAGGGGTCGGGGTTTATGGTAGTTTTAAAAAGTAGGACCCCAACCTCTGGTGGGGGTCGGGGTCCATTGACTAGGCACGGAGCGCAACCTAGTCGGGCGTGCCTTAAGGGAGATGTGTCAACAACTGGCACGCCTTATTGCTGATTCATTATTAAACATTACATCAGAATTGAGATTATTTTCAATAAATTTATTATAAGTTGATCCATAGCTAGGCCTATTGAATTACAATTTGTTCAGCTTTCTTTTTACTTGTACCATGAGCAGGAAAACCAATAATAGATTTTCTATCAGGTACAGCACATAATTTACAAGTGGCACAAGATTTTGCCTTCTCAGTGACGACAGGACAAACAATAACTTTATTTCCGTTTGGTGTTGTCGTATTTGTCATTTGATCAATTGGTAACACAACCGCAACGGGCCCAATATTCAATCTTTTGTATTCGTCAGCTTGTTTTAAATTGTTGGCCGACAAGTTAACCGTGAACCCTTGTTTGTTGGCTTGTTTTATTGCGTGCCGATTTTCTTTTATCGATAGGTCATGGTGAGTATAAGTAAAACCGTTTTTGCCTTTGTTGGCATTAACAAGCTTTTCAACTTTTGCACTATCAATAATCTGTTTTTTATGCGGTAAATCACCAGCTTGGTTGTGTCGCCATAGTTGGCCGTTTTTTAGATTTTTAATATCGTTACAAAAATCATCCCAAGCTTTGCCTATTGTTGGTGTTTCATCCCAAACAATAGCCAACGGTCCAGAATCCGCGTAGCAACCATTCTTTTTAAATGGACATGTTGTTGGGCAAGACTTGCGCTCGGTTGTGGAAACGGGAATAGGTCCCGTTTTTTTGTTTCTAGATTTTTTTGTTAAACGTATTTTCATAATAAATTTACTCCTTAGTTATTGACAGAATAAATATACCATGAATTACCAGCATATAGCAAGTTATTATTCGGGTCGGGATAAAATAAATTGAGCTGGCGGTCGGGTCGGGTCGGGATAAAATAAAAAACCCTGGAGGAATACCAGGGTCGTCTAGGGTAGGGTATGGATAATAAAAATTTACCAACATGTATAGTCAGATCGCATAGCAATTTTTTCGTTGGGCAGTTGAATAATCTTTGAGATGTTTCCACTACCATGAACATATGTCAACCAATATGAAACTTCGTTTTCAATATTTTCGTCACAAATTACCGTGACGGATTTCCAATCAATAAAGTCGTTGAATATTGGACACTTCTTTTTTGAGCGTAAATGATTTTTATTAAATCCACCGTAGCCACAATCAGCGACAATCATCCCTTTATGATTTTTCTCATGATTGCCCCACACATCCTCTTTAGTTAATTTCATTTATATCTTCCTTTAATCAAACAATTCTACGATTGCCTGACCTTCTTTGTAATTTTGTTTGGATAAATCATTGCCATAAGTTAGCAACCATTCATCAAGCGATAAGTATTCGTAGCTTTCTTTTCGGTGCTTTTCCATAAAACCATTTGCTACATCATGATATGTCTGTTCATCAGCGAGTATTTTAAGAACACCCGTAAATGTTTCATGGTGTGTTTGCCAACTCTTAGGATCCCCGTAGTCATTCTCACGGAAAATATAAAAACGGGGACTATCTTCAAATGCACGTTTTTTCGGATTAGCATGTTGGATCATAATGTAGAAACCTTTAAAACACCATGATGGACAAGTATTAGATTCATAGCTGACATTTTCC